AGAAATCAGTATTTTAGGAAAACCGCAAATCACCTATTTATCGCTTGAGGTTTTAAAGGAGTTTTAAAAACGCCCGGATGCAGGATGGGTTGATTCGTCCCCGTACCGCGAAAGGCCGTGACAAAGAATAAGAACCTGACAGTTTACCGCTGTTTGGATGGCAACGCACAGCCAAATCACGGTAAACAATCGCGCAGGCTCTTATTCTTTGTTTTAAGACCCTTTAAGAGGCTTTAAAACCGTCCGTAGTGAACGGTCAGGAAAATTACACCAATAAAAAGCTGGCGCGTTACAGGGCAAGCAAATAGCGGAAACGGAAGGTGTGAAATTGGTGAACGTCAAAAAGCAGAAATTAAATAAGCTCTACCAAATCATGACCGCCGTACCGGACGATGAAGAGGAAAAAAACGAGCAGGATTTAAACGCGCTTAAACAACTTATTATAAAGCATCTGAATACTAACGCCTATCCTTATCATTCAGCGGAGCGGCAGGCGCTTTCCCAGCAGTTGGAAGCCGGAGCGCCTCTGACCGGAGAAACTGGAATTCGGAAACAACTCGGTGCATTCGATATGTCCTTTTTTGGGTGTGCATATCTGCCTCACTATTTTTCCAAGCCTTCCCCTGAATTTCATCAGGAGCTTGATGCCATCTGGAGCGATGGAGTACTGAAGAAAATCAATCCCTATATCAATCCGAAAATGATTGATGCGCAGGCCGGATGCCATCATGCGGTCGCGGCTCCCCGTGGCCACGCCAAGAGCACTAATCTGACATTTAAGGACGATCTTCACGCAATCCTTTACCGGTATAAGCATTACATTCTGATTCTATCAGATACATATCCGCAGGCCGCGAGCTTTCTGGAAGCCATCAGCGATGAGCTGGAAGAAAATGCGGCCATCCTTGAGGATTTTGGAAACATCGCCGGCGATGTGTGGCGCGAAGACGTTATTGTCACCAAGACGAAAATCAAGGTTCAGGCCAAGGGTGCCGGCCAGAAAGTCCGTGGCCTGAAGCACAAAAACTGGCGGCCCGACCTTATTGTGCTTGATGATATCGAAAATGATGAGAATGTCCGAACGCCGGAACAGCGCAAAAAGCTGGAAAACTGGTTTTATAAGGCCGTATCAAAATGCGGCGATACTTATACCGATTTTGTTTACATCGGTACCGTACTGCATTACGACAGCTTGCTGGTCAACGTCATGGGAAACCCGGAATACGACAGTATAAAATACAAAGCCGTACTGAGCTTCTCTCCCTCTCCGCTGTGGGATATTTGGGAAGCGATGCTGACCAATAAAAGCAATAAAAACCGGAAAGCAGACGCGCTGGCCTACTTCAACAAATATAAAGAAGCTATGCTGAAGGGGACGGAAGTCCTGTGGGAAGAAAAGCTGTCTTATTATGACTTGATGTTCATGAAGGTCACAGAAGGCGCAGCATCGTTCAGCTCTGAGGAACAGAATGAGCCGATTGATCCGGACGATTGTCTATTTAGTGAGGAAAAATTCGACTACTACAATCCGCATGATGTTAATTTTGCGGATAAGGATTTCGACCTTTATGGATTTGTCGATCCATCGCTCGGCAAAAGCAAAAAATCAGACTTCTCGGCAATTATCACCATCGCAAAATCCCGCAGCACCGGTTATATGTATGTGGCCGACGCCGATGTGGATCGGCGGCTGCCGAGCGCCATTATTGAGGCCGTGCTGGGGAAAGCGGTCTGGATACAAAAGTCCTTCGGGAAGAAGTACAAGGCTTTCGGGTGTGAAACAAACCAGTTTCAGTATTTTCTGAAAACTGAGCTGGCAAAGGAAAGCGCCCGGCGCGGAATTTATCTTCCGATCAAAGAAGTCCAGCAGACTTCTGACAAGGTATTGCGCGTCCAGACGCTGCAGCCAGACATTGAAAACAAATACATCAAATTCAACCGGCAGCATAAAAGGCTGCTGGAGCAGCTGCAGTATTTCCCAATGGCTGACCATGATGACGGCCCGGATGCGCTGGAAGGCTGCCGGACGATTGCCTGCGGCGGCAATAAAAAGCGCCTGAAAATTGGAAAAAGGAGATTTGGGCTGTGAACGGTGATATAAAAAACAGGATACTGCGTCCAGAAAGAATCAAGCTGGCAGATGACACCGACGTGACACCGGAAGTCATCGATTATTGCATTAAAAAATTCCGACGCCATGAGCGCCGGCTGGTTACCCTTGAGCGGTACTATCAAAATGAAACGGCAATTCAGTCCCGCATTATGGACGATCCGGACAAACCGAACAATCGGGTTTCCCATTCTTTTGCAAAATATATTACAAAAATCGCGACGGCCTATTTCATGGGATACGGTGTCAAATATGAAATTAGCAGTCCGGACGAAACGTACAAAGCAACCTATAAAGAGGCACTTGACGACATCCTTGATTCCAATATGACCAAGATCAAGCATTTTGAGGAAGCCAAGGAAATGGGAAAGCGCGGGATATCCTATGAGCTGCTCTTTATTAATCCGGAAGGAAAGCTCAAAACACAGTATTATCAGGCCGACGAAATAATTCCGGTTTTCAGCCAGACGCCGGCAAATTTCCTTACGATGGTTCTCCGGCCCTACCAACTGACCAGCATCGACGGAAGCGGAGGCGATACGGAATATGTGGATATTTACACAAAACTTTATGTTTACAATTTCGTGCGCCGGCGCGGCGGCCAGTGGCAGCTGCAGGAAAAATTCAGCCATAACTTTTCCGACGTTCCCGTTATCGTCCGGATGAACAATGCTGAGCTGAAGGGCGATTTTGAGGACGTGATGCCTCAGATCGACACTTACGATAAAGCGGTCAGCGATACGTCCAACAATCTGGATTATTTTTCGGACGCCTATCTCGTATTTGAGGGCATTGACGATTTACTCGGAGAAGATGAAGACGGTAATGAGCTGTCCTCCGATCAGGTAGCAAAGCTCATGAAACAAAACCGTATGATTTTTGCACCGACCGGATGCAAACCGGGATTCATTACAAAGGATGCGGATGATACTACAGCGGAAAATCATAAAAACCGCACATTCAAGGACATTTTCTTTTTAAGCCAGGTTCCAAATTTGACCGATGAAGAGTTTGCCGGAAACCTTTCCGGCGTAGCCATCAAATACAAGCTGTTCGGCCTTGAGGAGCTGTGCATCGAAAAAGAGACCTATTTCCGGTCTTCCGAAACCAAAAAAGTGCGGCTGATCACCGAGTACATCAACGCGCTGCATAATACAAATTATGACTGGCGCGATGTGAAGCTCTCCTTCGACCGTTCGGCGGTCGCCAATACTTACGAAGCGGCGCAGACGATCAATCTACTGCGCGATGTGCTCTCGGAGGAAACGCTGATCGGCCTGTATCCGGAAATTGATGATCCGGCAGCAGAGTTGAAGAAAAAACAGAAAGAACAGGCAGCTGCCGAAAACACCGGCGACGGCAGCGAGTCTCCGGATGACAGTTCCGAAGAGGCCAAGGGGGTCTTCTAATTGGAGAATATTGATTATTGGCTGGATCGCGCCGAGCAAAACGCAAAAAAAGAATTTCAATATGCGCAGCGCAAAGCACAGCTTGTCACCCGATGGTTTCATCGCTGTACCTATGAGATGCAGCGTAAAATCAACAATTATTATCGGCAATACGCAGATAAAGAAGGCACCAGCTACCAGGCGGCCAAGGCAATTTTATCCGACCGGAAGGAACTGGACATGACGCTGGAGGAATACCAGCGGCTTGCGCAGCAGTACCCCCAGGACACGGTGGCTAAAAAATTACTGGATAAACTGTATCACCGGCGCGCGGTCAGCCGGGAGGAACTTTTGATTCTTCAGCTAAACACGCTGGCCACTGAACTGTACGGCGATTACGCGCAGACAACAGGCCAGAGCCTGACGAAAACTTTTGAGGAAGTTTATTACAAGACCCTTTTTGATAACCAGCAATTTTTAGGATTCGGGAGCAATTTTAACCGGATCAGTACTCACCAAATTCAGGCGGCGGCTTCCACTGCCTGGAAAGGAAAAAATTATTCCGAGCGTATTTGGGGAGAACATCGGGTGTCTCTCGCCCGCTATCTGAATCGGATCGTCACCAGCGGAGCTATTCAGGGAACGTCCAACGGACAGATGTCAGCGGAGCTGCAGAAAGCAATGGACATGAGCGCCTATCAGGCGCGGCGGCTGATCCGCACGGAAAACAGCCATGTGGCGTCTGAAGCAAATCTCTTAGGTTATCAGGAAAACGACACACCCCGCTTCCGGTTTCGGGCGGTACTGGATTATAAAACGTCTGAGATTTGCCGGAGCATGGATGGAAAAGTGTTTCCGGTCAGTGAAGGCCGGCCTGGCGTAAACATGCCGCCGCTCCATCCGTTCTGCCGTTCCAAGACAGTTCCCGCTGTGGAGTATGATGAAGACGATACCCGGAGCGCCCGGAACGGAAAGGGTGAAACCTATAAGGTTCCGGCTGATATGACATACCGGGATTGGTACAACGAGCATGTGAAAGGTCACAC